AGACCCCCAATTCATCGGCGGAGCCAACCCCACGACTCCTGAAGGTTTCCGACCCTTTGCTAATAGTTTTCTATGCGGAGCCGGCTATCCTACACCAGCTAAATATGACTACGAAGGTTATCGCTTTGGTATTCCACCAAATATAGGGGCGTATGGCACCTGTGCCGCAGGTAGAACCTCCTACTCAATTCGGAGTACCTATGTCGCTCGATAAATACTTTGAAGTGTACCGAGACCTGTTTATCCATCCCGGATGGAAGCAGTTCATAGAAGAAACTCAAGAAAGTTACGATAGTATAGATTTAGATAGCGCCAAGGATTACGAAGCGTTTCTTATAGCTAGAACAATGCGTAGACAGCTTAAGGCAATTCTCGCCTTTGAAGAAGGCATAAAGAACCATGAAGCTCGCTACGAAGATGAAAAGAATCTAGAGGTTTATGATGATTCTATATAGATATAACTGTATAGAGCACGGAGAATTTGAAGCCTTTAACACAATAGCCAAGCGGGACAATATGTCCTGCCCTAAGTGTGGTAAAGATACTCAATACATGGTGGCAGCCCCACGAATCAAGCTGGAAGGTATAACGGGACATTTCCCTACCGCAGCAGACCAGTGGGCCAATCTCCATGAAAAAGAAGCCAAGAGAGAACCCCAATAAGGGAGCCTCTTGGAAATAGACCACAATCCCCAAAGGGGACGGTAAAGGAGAATATATGACGTCGATAGTAGACAATGATTTGGATAATCCCCTGATGCAGACTGACGGCATCTTTACAGAGCTACAATCAGTTGAGCAGCCAAAGGAGGAGACTCCCAGCGTAGAAACCCAGACCAGCGAACCAGAACTACCAGAAAAGTTCCGTAACAAGCCTGTCCAAGAGATTGTACGGTCCTATGAGGAGCTAGAAAAGCAGTTTGGTAAGCAAGGTCAGGAACTAGGAGAACTACGGAAACTTACGGATGAGTTTCTAAAGCGTTCGCTATCAGGAGACCTTGACAAAGACCATCTCCAAACACGTCAGCGGAACGATGATGAAGAACTAGCCCTACTTAACGGCATTCCAGACGAAGCTGTAAACAAGCTACTGGAAAAGAAGATTGGTCCTATTCTGGAGGAAGTATACAACACCAAGAAGGAACGGATGACAGCAAAGCTTAATGAAAAGCATCCCGACTTTGCGGAGATAGTACAGAATCCAGAGTTTGTAGATTGGGTTAAATCCTCACGTATACGTGGGGAACTCTTTATGCAAGCCCATCAAGGCTACGATTACAACGCAGCCGACGAGCTTTTTACAGTGTGGAAAGAGCGTAAGGGTGTTAAGCCCAAGGCTCCTGTAAATACGGGTCCAGATGAAGAGACTGTACGAAACGCTGTGCTAGAAACTGGTACAGCTAACGACACAGCACCCAAGAAGCTCTATCGTCGGGCAGACATCATGAACCTAATGATGAATGACCGGGCTCGATACGATGCTCTACAGCCAGAAATCATGCAAGCCTACAAGGAAGGACGCGTGAGGTGATTTCTGAGACAGAACTAGCTTATTTAGCTGGTATTATTGACGGCGAAGGTCACGTTTCCATAGTAAAAAGAACCACCTATTTTGTTCCTTTAGTTACTATATCAAACACCTTTGAGCCTCTTATTCTTAAGTTAGCTGAGTTGTACCAAAAGTTAGGAATAACATACAACATAAGTTACCAAGATAGGGGAGAAAGAGTAAATGCAAAACCTGCTTGGACTATAGCAGTCCAATCAAAAGCAGCAGTTAAATACTTACTTGAAGCAGTGTTTGAGTATTTATTAGTAAAGAAAGAGCAAGCAAAAATAGTTATTGGGTGGTGTTCTCACGAAGGAAGACGTAGAAATTTGCAAGAAGCTGACTTAGAGATGATTACACAAATCCGCAACTTAAACAAAAGAGGGCGTGTTCGATAACCCTTTACACAACCCTTTCGGAGATAATATAAATGGCAACTAGTTCATATCCTACAGTTACAGCCGGTGTTGGTCTAACACAGGCTGGTGGTGGTAACATTTCAGCACCACGTGGTGATTTCATTCCGCAACTCTGGTCCGACGAAATTTTGGCAACTTTCAAGCAGAACCTCATCGTTGGTCAGCTTGTTTCCCGTATGAACCACAACGGTAAGAAGGGTGACTCTATTGTAATCCCCTCACCAGTTCGCGGTTCTGCTTCTAGCAAAACCGCCCTCACTGGTGTAACCCTTCAGGCTAACAACGAATCCAGCGTTTCGGTTCTAATCGACAAGCACAAGGAATACAGCCGACTCATCGAGGACATTGTTGACGTTCAGGCTCTAGCTTCTCTACGTCGATTCTATACCGACGACGCTGGCTACGCTATTGCTACCCGAGTAGACCGTGACCTAGCCCTACTCTTCCACTACCTCAATGGTGGTAATACAACCCCAGCAGCCGCTAACCTCTTTGAAACAGCGGTTATCGGTAGCGACGGCTCAACAGCCTTCTCCGGTGGTTCTGGTGGTGGTAACGGTGCTGCTCTAACCGACTCTGGTATCCGTCGAATGATGCAGACACTAGACGACAACGACGTTCCAATGTCCGAACGAGCCTTCATTATCCCTCCAGTGGAAAAGAAGAATCTCCTAGGCATTCCACGTTACACCGAACAGGCGTTCGTTGGTGAAAGCGGTTCAGGTAGCTCAATCCGTAACGGTCTAGTGGGCAACCTCTATGGCGTTCCGGTTTATGTTACAACCAACTGCCCAGTCATCCACGTTGAAACAACCACAACCAACACACAGCTTGTGAACTTCAGCACAGCGGCTCTTACAGCCTCTACAACTGATGAATACGGTTTAACCGTAGACTTCACATCAAAGACCGATACACGGTGGCGTGTTGGCGCTCTCCTACACAAGAGCGCGCTAGTGTTCGTTGAGCAGCTATCGCCTCGCGTGCAGGTCCAGTACAAGCAGGAATATCTAGCTGACCTCCTCACCACAGACACAATCTATGGTGTGGGTCGTCTCCGCGACGGTGGTTCAGGCACCAACAGCCTAGCTACAGCGGGCCTTGCCTTCGTCGTTCCTGTCTAATTAGAATAGGGCGGGGAGGGGCAACCCTCCCCTCTTTATACTATTAGTAAAGTTTAGGAGAAATTAATGGCTAACTCAGTAAATACTCCAACAGTAGTCCGAGGAACTAACCAGTTCCAAGGCGCTTTCAATGAAATGTGGGAAGTAACTGTTACCATCACAGACCAAGACGCAGTAGCCCTAACCGACACCGCACGGTTCTCAGTAACCGTTCCCGGTGTAGCTCTAGGTGATATGATTATTGGTTTTTCAATCACAAACGATCTTAGCGATGGCACAGACCAGTGTGTGTTTATTCCGTATATTACCGCAGCTAACACCCTAACCCTACAGGTTACGGCAGACGCAGGTCAGTATGCAGCGGATGACCTGAACAACGCAGTAGTAAAGGTGCTTATCGGTCGTCCAGCTTGGTAACATAATTTATGCTAATCAGAATCCTAGACCCAGAGAAATTCTATTACATAAATGAAGTATGTAAATTCTACGGAATAAAATACGAGCAAGTAATAGAGGAACCTGCTAATGGCGATAACCTTCCTACAGGCGGTAAATCGAACCCTAGTAAAGCTACGGGAAAGCGAAGTCTCGACTCTTAACGGAGCAGACGAGTACGCCAAGCTTATTGCAGCGTTCGTAAACGAGGCTAAAGAAGAGGTTGAGAATGCTTGGCCTTGGAGTAGCCTACGTACCTATGTAGACATCACAACCGTAGCAGGTACTTCAACGTACAGTCTTACAGGTATGGGGGAGGAGTTCATTGTAGAGAGTGTTATCGAAGGTAACAACCCTCTTAATGGACCCTTCCCCAATTTTGTGTTGGACCAGCAAATAGCCGCTACTAGCCTGCAAAGCTCTAGCACAAGTGCGTACTTTGACTTCGTTGGAGTGGATTCCAATGGCGACCCACAGGTACGCCTTACTCCAACACCAGCCGCAGACGGCTCTACAATCCGTTTCTGGGGACGTAAGAAACAAGCCTACCTAGAGACCAGCACAGACAGCAATACCCTCATCAAGCTTCCTTGGAAGCCTATTGTGTATCTTGCCTACGTCAAGGCTCTTAGCGAACGAGGGGAGGACGGAGGTAACATCTACGACGAGGCTAGCCGTCAATACGAGATGGCTCTTGCTTCAGCCATAGGGCTAGATAGCCGTAACCAGCACATCAACACAGATTGGTATGTAGACTAAGAATGACTGTTCCTATACTACCAGTAACATTTCAAGCTCCCGGCTTCAAAGGGTTAAACAGCCAGCTATCCAGCACGGCACTAGACTCCGGCTGGGCTACTGAGCTAGAAAACGTTGTATTCGA